GCCGCTCTCCTCTTCGCGCAACTGCGTCCCCTGCGCCCTCGCCCACACCTCGTGCAGACGCGAATGCAGCACACCGAAAAAAGCGCCCTGGTCACGCGCAACGCGCAAAACCGGCGCAATCTGCAACCAAAGCGCGCGGGCAGATAGTTTCCTATATTTCAGCTCCTTACGTGTTATCTGTGAAGTCGCCAAAACTATCAGGTGTTAATTCGTTATCAAGTGTCATTTGTGACAGTGGGACCTCTCCGGTCTGGAATAACGGTTCATCCATGATCGGCTCCTGAATCGGGTATTTGCCAGTTGCCTGCCTTATTTCGTTGGCCGTCCAGTGTGCCAGCCTCATCCACTCAACGCGGGTTTTCAGACCATCCTGTAATTCTTCGACCTCTGAATAGTCATAGGCAAAGTAAAGGTCTTTATATGCGTCTACCCGCTCAATCAGAACGGCGTTAAACATCTGTTCAATTGCTTTCAGTCGTGGCATGATGCAGTCCGTCCATGCCGCTTTTCTGGCCGTTGTCATGTTGTTGTAAGTGCTTCCAGCTGTGTCGCCAAACAGCGCTGGCGGCATCCCGTAAACATTGCACAACACGCGGCGGCCTTCCTGCGAAGATGCAAGAATGTTCAAACTTGCCAACTCCTGCCCCAGGTTAATGATTCCGTATTTTTCGCGAAGCACCAACGGCAGCCCGCGGCTATTGCTGGCGGCGTGCTTCTTGATTTTGTCCTGCATTTCGTCGCGCTGGGTAGGTGACAGGGTGTTAATCGCCCCCATCTCAGAAACGTCACGGTAAAGCAAGTATGGCGGCCCCTGATTCTCAAACTGCTTTAGTTCGGTCAGTTCTGCCTCGTTTTGCTTTGCCAGAATCCGGCGTGCGGCCTTTAGTGGCGACTGGCCGAAAAAATCCAGATCACTGCCGAAAAGCGGGTTAAACATTTTCATATGATAAACCTCTTCCGGCGTGAATTGCTGATTCGAGTCTTCCAGTTTGTAACCCTTTACCGGCTCCATCCAGTCCCCAAATAACACCTCAACATCATTTGAGGGCATCGCGTAAATTGCCCCCACCTTACCGCGGTTCGGGCCGGCTGACAACCTGGGAGTATATGAAAAGAAGTTCCCGATTACCATCTCATAGATGATTGCCGCCGAAATAAACTCGTCGGTGTACATCGACGGGTTGACCTTGTGAAGCCACTGGAGTAGTTCGTGATCTGTCACCTCGTCATTCTCCCCGTCCTTAATCCGGCGGTATAGCTTTAATTTAGCCTGTTTACGCATACTGTCCACGCGGCTGATTATGCTGTAAACGTCAGAATTTCCGGCATACCCTTCCGTTAGGTAAGCGTCCGGATTGTCGGCAGGAATTACCGCCTGTCCGTTAAACATCCGGTATTCATACAATGCCCGGTTTAATTGGTTCTTTACCGGCGCAAAAAGAATGTTTAGTATTTCCTTAAATTTGTTCATATTCAACGAATGGCGATGTGGTTGATAATTCCTGATATATGTAAAGTGAACAGGCATAACGGGTTGCGTCAATTCCGTGATTAAAGGCATCCCGCGGCTGGTTTATGAAATTACCCTGCCTGTCTTGCTTCCACTGATAAAATCTGTTTTCATTCTGGATATTCTTTGATCTGGCAGTAACATAAACTTTGTGCCGCCGTAAGAAGTCGATACCGGCATTAATTGAGCCTGGCCGTTTGTCGGCTGGGTGTGCATTTATCCCATAATACCGTAAATCCTGAATAGACTTGGGCTCTGCCGAATCGCAAATAATGGGCTCTCCAGAATAGCCGGAAGATTTCAGGACATTGGCAATTTCTGAAGTTACCAGCCCTTTCTGGTATAGGATTTCATCCGTGTATATTTCACCGTTGCGAATCAGAACCTTTACAATTGCGGTCGGGTCGTTTGAAAAGCCAAAGTCAAGGCCATAACCGAATCCGTCAAATTCAGGGAAATATGGGATAACTTGCCACGGTTGAAATATTCGCGCTTCACTTATTGATCCCCATTCACCCAGGGCGTAAATGCGATGGTAGTTTTCATCTATTTTGGCGTATGATTCGAGTTGTTCGCAATACTCTTTGTCGATAAACTTGTTATCCTTGTAAGTTGTCCGGATTATTGTCGTTTTCTGGTTTATGGTGTCGTTGTCAAAAAAATGCTTCTTGATCCAGTGGCTTTCATCTATCGGATTGAAGGTGATTGTAATTTGTAGGCCATCGGCACCACGCAAACGTAAATTTAGCTGGTTAAACTCAGCCCAGGTTAATTCATTTGCCTCTTCCACCCAAACGCGGGTAATTCCGGCTATTGATTTGATCTTCTCGGGATCGTCAAGGCCTTTGAATAGAATTGTTGATCCGTTCACGAAAGTTATAGTCTTGTCGGTCTTGTTTTCGTTGTAAAGCTTATTTAATTGCCAGTCATCCAGTATACTAAGAAACAAGGCTACGACTGAGTCCTTAAGTGTGCTGGCATATTTGCGAACAACAAGTATCTTTTCGCGTTTGGCCAGTGCTTTGATTATTTCGTGTTGTGTTTGTGTGTATGACTTTCCAGAACCGGCCCCGCCATAATTAACCACAAAGCGCGTATTTGCTTTAGTGAGTTTGGTATAAAGCGGGTTGAATAACTTATTGCCGTATGTTGAAAAATCAAGTTTCATCCGATAAATTTGGCGGTACGATTGTGAACAACTGGGACCCACTATTCTCGACCTCTTGCCGTTCAATATAGCCGCGTTTCTTGCCTTGTGTTTTCAGGTAAAAAAGTATGGATGTGGTGTCCCCGTTTTTGATATTTGCAAGCAATTGGGACTCTGCAAAATCCAAAAGCGACTCCTTTTCTGCCCTTACATCTTCCTGTAAATCATACTTTTTAATGTATTTGTCGGCTGTATGCCAGTCACATTTTAACCGGCTTGCTATTGTTGAAACAATGCCACCACTGCCTGAAATTGCTTTTTTAACCTCGGATATTTGGATGTTAAGTGCCATGATCTAATTTTTAAAACGGTGCTAAGTTTGGCGTGAATGGCCTAATACGGGCGCGTCTTGCGCGTGCGCCTCCTGTACGTCCGCCGGTTCCGCTATTTCCTGATCTTGTTGCCATGATTTACGACCTCCCATAATTTTGATGCTCGAATACCTTTGCGAATAGTCGCGTATTTTTCGAGTATCGAATTGTTAAACTCTGTTACAAAGTTATATAAAATTTCTGATTCGGTTATACTGATTTGCTCTACGCTTCTGGATGATCTTAGATTGCCGGATCCGTGAATTACGACCTTTAGTCCGTTGTGTGTTGTGAATGATGTTATTTTCGTGTGCGTACCGGCAACGGCTAACTGGAATCGGTTATCTATGTCGAGTTCCTGATAAATGTATCTGATTAGGTTATTTCGTTCGTGTGAATAAAAATAGTCAGAAACAATAAGGTTTAAGTTTTGGCAGTAATTGAACATTAAAAGGTTTTTCAGGCTGTCGATGTTATCTTCTGATAGTGACAATGTGGAAATATCGAGTCTGGTATATTGAAATTGTTGTTCAATCGCCAGGGCTTCGAATAGATCTCCCAGGATGAAGTTTCCCGAAACTATGGCAAAGTAGTTACAATCTTTTGATATTGGCAGATCGAGGGCAAGTTGTTTGGCGTACTCATACATGACTGGGGCCGGTTTTGTTTTTGGCGGCTTAATGATCCTGTTTTCTTCAGTTGAGAATGATATATCAGAAAAACCGGTAAAGTCAAAATCAAAGTCAAAGTCTGGCAGTTCAAAATTTTCCATAGTGTGAAGGTAGTGTAAATTTTGCCAAAAAAATGCTTAACATATTAAAAAATCCATTTTCACTGGCTAATTGATTGGTTTCTAATTAGTTTATTTTTTGAAATTTGTTCGAAAGCTCCATTTTCACTGTTTTCACTCTATTTTCACTCATTTTCACTCCTTTTTCACTGGCTAATTATTTGGTTTACAGGCGATTAACCTAAAAGAGTGAAAAATTTTGCCAAAAGCTGATTAGCGTATAGGGTAAAGGGGGGTATATAATACCGAAAAATGCAAAATGTTAGAAATATATAACTGTTCCCCCATGTATTACTTGGATAAAAATAGGGTTATTTTTCACTCTTAGGGGTTAAAAGTCTGATCTTGGGATAGTTAGAGAGTGAAAAAGGAGTGAAAAAAACGAAAAAACAGTGAAAATGGCCAAAAAAGAGTGAAAAACGGGTAAAAGTGAGTGAAAACCAGAATTACGTTAAATATGATTTAGGGGCAAATCGGGTGGTAGTTTGACTATTTGAACGTTTGAACAGAATTTTCGAGAATAAGCGCCAATGTAAGGATGCGACCAATTGTTAAAAAGTGTTAAAATTACTCATTGCTATTGCACAAGTGAAATATACGTTGTATCTTTACTGTATCAAATAACAATAAAAGATACGACAATGAGAACTATTACTGATTTAAGAACTTGGACAAGTAAAACCGGTGAATTTAGGGTATACGTTACATATGATGACAAATCAGAAGGATGTTACTATAAAACCGGAAACAGTTACCAAGCTAAAGGTACCTTAACAAATATGTCATTAGAAGAAAAAAAACAGGCATTGCAGATTTCATCAAAAAAACACGGTGAAAATCGTTGGGGAGAAGTACGATATTGGGAAATAAATCCTTCAACGTCTACGTTTGCAAACAATTACAGAAAAGATGAAGAGGATAAAGATGTAATATCCCGTGGATTTCGCGAATCTCGCACTCCAGATTTTGAACAATGTTATTCCTAACCAAAAAAAAATATGATTTATGAAAACAATAGTTTGCACAAAGGATTACATCCCTGCTTTTTCAATTTCACATCTAAGAAAAATAAACTCTGAACACGAAACAAAGTATACTGAAATTGTAAAAAAACAGATTCTGCGGAATATTAATGAAGCACAGCAAATTGAGCTTGATGTAATACTTCAAGGTGAAAATGTTACGCTTTTAAAAGAAGGATATATGCGTGATTTTGATAATGACTGGAGAAATGAATTTGATGAGCCTTATATGTACTATGTCCAAAAGGAAAATGGACGCAAAATAATAGTTGAGTCAGAACATTTTGGAGTTATTAAAGAAAAACGCAAACATGAAATGAAAGAATTTTATACAAAGAATATTACTGACATACATAAAAATAAAAACTAATCTATTTCATGAAAAGACAAACCGTAATAATTATGACACGCCCAAAATCCGCCCCCTGGTTTCCTGATTGGCGGCGAATTGTTCTCCCTGATCTGTGAATTGTTAAAAAGTGTTAAAATTCTTGGCTTAGTGTTGCAAGTATGAAAAAAGGTTGTATCTTTACAGAGTAATTAAAACACAGAGAAAAATGAAAAACAAAAAGATCACGATGGCAACCCTAAAGAGCTTCGTGCGTAAATCAGAACAGTTATTTGTTTCTACTGAAAATTCATTTGATGGCATGGTTGATTGTGTTATGCCGAATACCGACCGCGGGATCTATCCAGTAAGCAAAGAAAATGCAATCGGTATAAATGGCGTTTGGTGTGTTGGTTCCAGTCGTGACTATTTCGAGTATTGCGAAGAGGGCGAATATTTCGGGATCAGGGTTTTCAATTGCTGTGGTTCTGCAATGTTGTTAACGAAGTAATAACCGCCCCCGTAACTGGGGGCTTAATAACTAAAATTATATGGAAAATCAATTACAGGTATTGCCGCAAGAAGTGGCACAAATCGCAGAAAATGTAAGCGTAGAAAAGCGCAATGAAGTGCAGGCCGTTTTAAACCATGTTTTTAATGGCGTTTCAAAGATGCGCGAACAGTTAGAAATGGTAACGGTTGCCGATCCTGAAGATAAAGTAGGGATGAAGATGGCCAACACTATCCGGTTATCTGTCAGGCAAGTAAGACTTGATGCAGAAAAAACATTTGACGCTAAACGCGCCGAAGTACAGGCCCAAATGTTAAGCTACAAAACTGAGGATCAATTGTGGTTAAAAGCAAAGCAAACCATGCAGATTTTAACTAAAGAAATTGAAGACTCTGCACGGTGGAAAGAGGAAACGGCAAAACGATTTGAGGCGGAACAACGCGAGTTGAAAATTCAGCAACGGATTTTGAAAGTGTCGCAGTATGCTCCAGAGGTTGACCGCTCGGAATTTGAAAACATGAATGATGAAACTTTCATTGTTTTTCTTGCCGGCATCGAAAAGGCATATAATGACAGAATTGAGGCAGAGCGCAAAGCAGAACAGGAACGCATTGAGCGCGAAAAAGCAGAGGCCGAGGAGCGCGAAAGAATCAGGATCGAAAACGAGAAGTTAAGGGCTCAGGTTGAGGCCGAGCGCGAAGAGGCAGAACGGAAGCTGAAAGCCGAAAGGGAAGCGGCTCGGTTAGCGGCTGAGAAAGCGGCGGCGGAAAAAGCCAAATTAGAGGCTGAAATAAGGGCCAAACAGGAAGCCGAAGAGCGCGCAAAACGTGAAGAAGCGGCGAGAGAAAAGAAGGCTAAAAATGCGCCTGATAAAGTTAAGCTAATGGGACTGGCTGGGCAGATTGACGGGCTGAATTTTCCTGAGTTAAAAAGCGATGAAGCAAAAGCAATACTAAAAGATGTTGCTATATTGCTGGGTAAGGTTTCCAGATTTATACGCGAAAAGTCAGAAAATTTGTAATATTAACCGGCGGGGTGGTTTAGGCTGCCCTGCATAATTTAATAATAATGAAACGCAGCACAGTAA